TTATTCTACTATGATCCAGTCCTCGGCAAGCATATCAGCCTGTGATGCAAGCCATCCCATCTGAACACCAGATGTTCCAACAAAAGTGATTGCCTTATTGCCAATGGCATCATGTTCACAATTCACAAGTTCGCCATCTGCTGATACATAGGAAATCCCTGTGGCAAGCTGAATGTACTGTTTCTTACCATTCCAACCTTTGCGGGCAACTTTCTGTCCGGCTTTCAGTCTGCGGATTGCTTCGCCGAATGTGAATGTCTGAATATCAAAATCCTTTACATCAGCTTCCCCGACAACCTCCCAATCATCACGAAGAATAAAATTGAGAGTGTAATCAACATCTTCTGTCTCGCGAATATCAAGGATTCTGCCATCTTTACAGTGCATCTTAATGGAATTATCTTCCCATTTCCAATATCCCGCCCATTCCGGGCATTTAATCATAGCACCCTGTTTGAGTGCTTCATATGCTTTTTGAAAATTCATTACCTTTCCCTCCAAAATAGAAATATGGCACACCGCCCACCACCGCTCAACGTGCACCGCCTGCAAACTTGTAAGTATTACTTACTAGTTCACGCACAATCTTCTTTTAATGCCCTATAGGCGCTGTTTACCGCTTAACCCTGCGGTCGGGAGATAGAAGCTGGATCACCTTATCCTTTCTGAATAACCGTTGCAAAAGGAATTACTTCCCTTAAAATGTTTTCCCTTGGATTCCATGCCCGGCTGATACCATTTTCACTGTGGCTTGTCTCACCCTCAGCTCCAATATGGTTCCAGTCATACAGTGCAAGGTCTTTTATAATGTCATACATAGCCATCATATCTTTATAAATGAACTCTTCTGTGTGATGCTCCTGATAATTTCGCTTACGCTTCACTGCGTAATAGGCTCCCTTAATCTTTGAAGATAAAAGAGCCTTATCGGAATCCTCATGCAATTCAGAAGCCAATTCAGCTT